CATCATACTTAACAATTCCGGATACATGATGTGTATTGTTTTTAATCTCGAAGCGATCTGCTCCTCGATAGTTTTTGTACTCGTGTACTTCAAATGTAGTCATTATTCTGCCTTTCTTATTGGGGACTAAACAATTCTGGGTAGGTAAAGTGACTCTTTTCTTCATCATTGCTGAAAACTACATTGACTTGATTGTCTATATTCTTTTTGATGTAGTCTTGCATGGAAGGTAAGATTTTCTCTTTATCTCCTATAAAGGTGCAGGAATATTCCTTTCCTTCATTTGTCTTAATGTTAATTGTTATGTCCATTTCTATATGGGATATTATATTGTTTTGAGATAGTGGTCAATGGGTAAGTAAAAAGAAAGGAGGAAATATTTGTGATTGTGAAAGGATAGGCAACCACGAACCACTGACCACTGCCCAGGATCATAGCATAAAGACTCTATAGTGCCAAATCCTGAGTAAAAAAAAAATAATTTTTAAAAAACCTAAATCTCGTTCTTCCGTTCTTCAATACCCTATATATACAGTAGATACAGTAGTTTATTGTAAATTTACTCGTTCTTCACTCGTTCTTCAGAAGACTATACACAGTCTTTACCAACCTCACTAGGGGAGCAGGGGTTATCATTTTGTTTTACTTTTTTCTTTATTTTTCAACAATTGTCACTATATAATATTTGTATTATGAAATTTAGAAAACCAGGGGATGATATCATCCTAACAAAAGAACTCGCTGGAATGCGAGATGAACTCACTGCAAAACAAATAGAGTTTTGTCATCACTTAGTTGCTCAAGAGAATAGAAAGACTGCTACTGAATGTGCAGTTATGGCAGGATATTCTGAACACTCAGCTAGAATAACTGCTTCTAAACTACAAAGTGCAAAAGAGTTTCCCAAAGTTCATGCCTACATTCGAGCTTTACAAGAGGATCTCTGGAATAAGTACAAAATCTCACCTGCTACTCACATGAGAAGACTACATGAGATTGGCCTTCGTGCTGAAAATCCAGAAGCTAAAGATATAGTTGAGTTTGATATGAAACCGGATCTCAAGACCGCATTAGCTGCCGAGATTAGTAGAGGTAAAGCTGCAGGATATTATGAGAAGAAAGAAAAAGTTAAAGACAAAAGCATAGACTCTTTAAGCTTAGATGAAGTATCTGAAATGCTTTCCAAAATGAAAAAAACAGTTATCATTGAAGGCACCCCTGCTGATTTGGAGGACAATGGACCCAAGACAGTACAAAGCGACGATCAGTCAGAACAAAGCGATCAACAAGTTTCTTGAAGAAGGATACCTGGTCTTTGCTAACGTATGTGAACAAGGTCCTATTGATATTATTGTTGTCAATCCAAAGAATGGTAGAACTCATTTCCTTGATATTAAAACATCAAAAGGAAACACAATTACCAAAGGAAAAAATGTAGGTGGTTCGGGCACTAAACTTAAACCCCATCAAAAAGAACTCGGAGTCCGACTCTGCCTTGTCCAAGGAGACGAAATTCGCATTGTTGAAAAAAGAGAAACAATCAATCAAAGACAAAGAAAAGAAAAAAGGTTCCTCAACAAAGCGAGGAAGGGAGTCAACATTTTGGAAGAATGTTAGGTCCATCACTCCTAATATATTTTGGACCCGCATAGAAACATACGGGACACCTGGTATTCCCGATTTATTAGGAGTTTTTAAATCAAAAAAATTTAATCGTAATATTTCTTTTTGGTGTGAATTGAAACTAACAAAAGGAAACAAACTCAATCTGTCACCTTTCCAAATTTCGTGGAATTTAAAGCGTTATTCTTTATGCAAGGATAATTTTATTATGGCCAAGGGGGTCGAACAGAGGGCTATTTATTTTTATCCGGGGTCAATGGTGCGTGAGCTTGCGACTGATTTCACTTCGGTTGAACCCTTGTTCGTGGTCCACCAACCATGGACGCATGAGCTTGAGCCTGCGCTTGAGCGTGTGCTTGTGCATGTTCCTTAATTAATTTTATATTTTTCCAGGAATTAAAAAAGCCCCGGATTTCTCCGAGGCTCTGGAATTTATTGGTTATTCATTTCGTGTTGGATCGCAGTGCTGAGTTCTGTGTCGAACCTTTCGTCCGAGTCCTTCACTAGCTCGTACGTTTCTGATTTTGCCCAGGACTCTGATCCAAGCCGGCGGATCGTCTTCCGTTCTTGCTTGATCATGGGGTGTTCTTCCTTGTGAACCGCAGTCCAATCGAAGATGGTGACCTCCCCTTCTGTTTCTACCCAACAGACCGCTCCGCAGCTCAAAGGCTTTTTTGGCTGATACCTAGTAGTTGATGAGTCATGGTAGATAACTTCGTGACCGTAGTAGGTCTTACCTCGGTGCTTGACCGTTAACACTGGAAATTCTGTCCCGTGCTTCTGGTTATGCTTCAGCATGTGCTGGTTGACGTGAACGATAGTCTTTGCAGTTTTAGCTTTCTTCATTTTTTCTTCCTTTCGATTTTAAATAGCGAGTATCCATATAGGATATTATAGGTGTATTTTTTCATAAATAATCCAGGAAGTCAAATTTAAAATTTCGGTATCCAGGCCTGTCCCTGGTCCCGCAGCACTATCAAGTGCTTGAGCGTGACCCAAGCTTGTTCCTGTGCCCGTGTTCCAGGTTCGTGCTTGAGCATGCGCTTGCGTGCGTCTTGGATCAGCTTGTGGATGGAGTCCAGGTTCTGCCTGTGCTTGCGTTCGGTGTTGTTCATTTTTAATGCACCTTATAACTTATATTTTTAATTCTTTTATCCCAACAAGCGGTACAAGATAAACACTGATTGCCTTGAAATCTTGAGACACAATCAAAGCCGATTGGATCTTTATCCTTATGCACTGTTGATGTATTTTGAAAGCCCTTGGGCGGTGGTCCATCGATCATAAGGCCCGACACTCTAACAACTAGATTTTTTGGAAATGTATTTTTTTTCAAATACTGTTGAATAAGTTTTATTTCTCTAGTAGGCAGCCAATGCTTCGTATCGGGCGTGAGCTCTGCAATCCTCACTATCTTTTTTAATGCCTCCATATGGGGTAAATCCCCACTATCGAACCATCTAAAATATTTCATATCTTGCAGCTGATAGGTCATTACATTGACGAAATACTCGCTTTCAAGATGTTTTAAATTTGTTTCTTTATTTTTTCTAACCGATGGAAAATTAAAATTTCCTTTTAATGCGTAGCACTTAGAACAAACAGACCCTTCTATTTTTCTAAGCTTTGAGCCCGTAATACAATTTCTAGCATCCAAGCCGAACGAATAACCCCGCATCTTTGAAGTTTTGCCTAATCTAATTAATGTCATTTCTATCCTTTCTATTTGTCAACCTTGGGGAGAAACCAACTCCCCAAGGTCTAAGGTTCTTTGCGTTGCGTTTTGTTACTCCCTTTGTACTTTAGGTTTCTCGTGGCGTCCAAGCCTCCACTGTTAATGGTACCCATTAATGATTGTAATATACATAATTATGGGATAATATACAAGTATTAATTTACTGAAAGGAAAAGAAAAAAATGACTAAAAAATTACCTACACAATTTTATAATGATTTAAAACACGCCTATATATACAAAGATGGTAATTATTTTCATCTTGATGGCATTGATTTATCTATGAAAAAATTAAAATTTCATCCGCTTGGGGGTGGCTTTGGTTTATCATGTAAAATTGATGACAAATTAATTGAAAACTATTTAGATGGATCATTTACATTTACAGATCATATTCCCGATACTTTAATAAAAGGTAGATTTGGCTTTGAGTGTTGGAAGGACGATTCTATTGAGGGCTTTTATTATGAACATGAAAGATGGAACGGGTGGTTTGTTCCTTATTTAACGCTTGCGGGCGTAGAGTCTTTTAACAAATTACAAGAAAAACATTTTGATGCGGAAAAAAGCCCCGCCTTTAAAATAAAAGGAATTCAAGTTTATTTTTATGATGATCAAGAAGAACAAACTTATGAAATCAAACCCTTAACAAAAGGATTAGATTATTTATTATATGATTGCGGGCTTGGGCTTACTTGGGATTTAATCAGATAGATTTAAAAAGGGGGCAATCACGCCCCCTTTATTTTATTTATGAATAAATGGTAGAAATGCTAGCCACACCAAAGCGACTAGCATTAAAATATAAATTAAGATCATCAATAACCCTTTGATAGATCTGAGTAACTCAAATTATGAATG